AATGGAAAACGCTAAAGAGATGATGAATTTAGCAGATTTAGGTTATTGTGAATTGTTCGACTTTAAATGTGCCGGTAGTCGCACATGTGACGCTTGGGTGGCAAATGGACCTCTAAAAGACTAGTGGAGAAATCTTTAAGATAATGAAAACTATATTGAATAAAAATAATATTGACTACCTAACACAACCACTATTTCTAGGAGAGGATCTTTCTCTACAGAGATATGACAAGTTTAAATATCCTGTATTTTTTGATCTCTTTAAGAAACAAATGGAATTCTTTTGGAGGCCAGAAGAAATTGAATTGAAAAAAGATAGAAACGATTTCAAGAATGATGATATCATGTCGGATAATGAACGTTTTATCTTTACATCTAATTTGAAATACCAAACTATGATGGATAGTGTTATCTGTCGCGGTGTTCCCACATTGCTAGAATATGTTTCTAATCCAGAACTAGAAGCATGTATGAATGTGTGGCAATTTTTTGAACAAATCCATAGTTATAGCTATACCTATATTATTAAAAATGTGTATAGCAACCCAAGCGATATTTTAGATAGCTGTTTAACAGACAAAGAAATTCTTAAACGAGCCAATGTTGCTATTAAAGAGTACAATACTTTAAGAGACTTGAAAAAGTCTGGAACAACAAAAGACATTAAGAAACAAATATACTTAACACTAGTTAGTGTAAATATACTTGAAGCTGTACGTTTTTATGTTTCATTTATTTGCGCTTTTGCTTTCGCAGAGAATAAGAAAATGATTGGCAATGCTGATATAATTAAGCTAATTAAAAGAGATGAAGCATTACATCTATATAACACTCAAGAAATTATTAAGATTTTGCACACTGTACCAGAAGAAGGATTTGTTAAAATAGCAGAAGAATGCCAAGAAGATGCTATTAAAATGTTTGAATCAGCAGCAGCAGAAGAAAAAGCTTGGTCAGAATATCTATTTAAAGATGGGTCTATTATTGGACTTAACGAGAAAGTTATGGCCCAATATGTAGATTGGCTTTGTATGACCAGAAGAAAGAATATAGGTCTACCATACGATAAGGGTTGCAAAAATCCAATTGCTGGATGGACTGATCCGTGGATGAATAGCGAAGCGGTACAAGTTGCTCCACAGGAACATGAGATTACTTCATATAAAATTGGTGCTAGCACAAATGATCTTGAGGATACAGACTTAGGAGGATTTGATCTATGATAAATACTAAAGATCTTGCTTGGACTGTATGGTGCAAACAAATTGAAACAAATGCAAAAACTCCAACTAAAGCCAACACAAATGATGCTGGATGGGATTTGTATTCAACTATTGACACCATTCTTCCACCAAAACAAAGAAAAACTGTCAAGACGGGGATAGCACTAGAGATGCCAGAGAATATGGCTGGATTAATTTGGCCACGATCTGGATTATCTGTAAAACAAGGGATTGACGTACTAGCTGGAGTTGTAGACTCTGGCTATAGGGGAGAAATCATGGTTTGTTTATACAATACCTCTGATGAGAATGTATCAATAAGCCGTGGGGATAGAATCGCGCAGATTATATTCCAAGAGGTTCCTCGCATCATGATGATTAATCAAGAAGGGCTAGGTTCCTCGCAACGGGGAGACAACGGCTTTGGCAGCAGCGGCAAATAATAAATACGACAAATCGAAGAATACCAATAAAGAAAACCGTAAGAAGCAAAAAACTTCTCAAACTAATGTTCTTGTCGCCAAAACGGAGAATCAAAAAGATTACATCAGATCTATCATAGAAAATGATGTTACGTTCTGCACTGGACCGTCTGGTACTGGCAAATCTTTTATAGCTGCCGGTATTGCTTCTGATCATATTCAGAAAGATAAGATTGACTCTATCATTGTTACTAGACCGTTAGTATGTACTGGTAAAGATATTGGATCATTACCGGGAGAATTAAATGATAAAATCAAACCATATCTGGCCCCAATGGAAGAAAATCTTAAGTATTTTCTAGGAAGAGATAAATTTGGATTATATTATAATACCAGAAGAATTCGTTTTGAACCATTAGAAACCATGAGAGGGGCAACCTTTCATAACGCCTATATGATTCTTGACGAAGCTCAAAATTGTACTCTTGATCAAATCAAGATGTTTATTACAAGAATGGGCGAAAATTCGAAGGTAATTATCAACGGTGATACTAAGCAGACTGACCTATATAGAGATAGTGGTTTATATTACTGTCTTGAAAGACTTGCTGGATTGCAAGGTATAGGAATTTGCACTTTAGATTACCAAGATATCCAAAGAAATGGTATAATAGGAAGGGTCTTGATGGCTTTAGAATCATAAGGAATTTATATGTTGTATGATTATTATTGTGAAGAATGTGGCAATGAATTAAAAGACGTTCAACAGTCTATTAAGGATGATGCTCTAATCACATGTCCCGGCTGTGGAAAAGATGCCCTAAACAGGGTAATATATGGTGGGATAGGCTGTTTCGTCAAGGATATGAAAACGTTAGGACAGCTTGGCGATAAGAACTGGTCCAGTATGGGTCACTATAAGAGATCCGAAATTGAAATGGCCGCAAAGGAGAAAAGTGAGAAGGAAACTCCTTACTTTTCTTCTTTCGGTTCAGCAACTCCCGCGAATAGAAAACAAATTAATAAGATGACACCAGCACAGAAAAAGAAATATATCATGGGAGGGGAAACATGAAATTTGTAGAAAGCTTTAATAAGGAAGACTTTGTAAAACCATCGGAATCATTAATGGTTGATAGAACTGGTAAAAATACCGATGATGAAAAGAAGGCTTTTGCTAAATCTATGATTATAAGTCTTGGTGACACAAATCAAACCAAGTATTTTGTAAGAACACACAATAACGTTCCATATGATCCTAATGGTCAATATAGCCATAGAGAATCATATTTAAGAACAGAACTAAAACCAGTAACAAAACAGACTTTTGAAAGCTATGTTGCATATCTACAAACAAAAAATCAATTACACATGACAAAGGCTCAAAGGAGTTTTATCAATGGCTAATAAAAAAGGACCGCTAAGTAAAGTTGAATCTTTTTATGTTGAAGCTCAAGTTAAACTTGGCACCAGCGTAGAGAATATAGCTACTGATTTAAATAGACCACAATCATCAGTAGAAAGTTATATAGCTAAAGCAGCAAAAAATAATAAAGGTTTGACAAGTGATCAATTTGCTAGACAGAGTGGCACAACCGTAATGACAGAAAATGCCTCCAGTATGATTGACGCTAGGAGAAAAAAGCTTCCAATGCCACCTAAAACTATGTCTTGTGTGACTAAAATCAAATCGGATGAATGATGAGCAAATTCAACTTCATAACATCTCACGAACAGTGGCTTGAAGAATATCGTAAAGATAAATATAAGATATGGATTAGGGCGACCTTATCTAATAATATAGAGTACTATCTTCCAGATCATAACAAGTGGATAGAATTGAAATCATTTTGCGAAAAAAATAAATTAAAAGTAAATAAACTTGGATTGCAGTATAGATCTCATTTTGTTGAGGTTGACACAAGTGATACCGATGGTGTATACTTGGTGCGTTCACTTATTGGAAGAATGGGAGAAAATAGCAAACAATCCATAACAATAGGAAAAGTTTATGGAAACGTTGTTAAAAAGACGATGTGGGTAACTCCAGAGCTAGTTGAGGATTTGTCAGACGAAGACCCAGTTGAGAACTGTTTTTCTGAAGCTTTAATCATCTACTATGTTGAATCTTAAAATATTGACAGCTTGCGATGAAAATTTTAAAGACATTGTTAAATTAAATCGCCCAATTTTAAAACAGTATTGTTTATTGCATAATTATCAAATTGTTGAGAAAAGTATAGTTGATTTTCCTAAACCGCCTTCTTGGTTTAAGATAGATGCAATGTTAGTAGAAATGAATAGCGAATGCTCACATGTTATGTGGATAGATGCTGACACATTAATACTAAAACAATCCTTTAATATTGATAGCCTTTTGGTTCCCGATAAAGAATTGTATATCTCTAGAGATATTAATGGTATAAATTGTGGCATTATGATTTTACAAAATACACAATTCATGAGGAATATACTACAAAAAATTAATTCAATGTCAGAAAAATATCTTAATCATATCTGGTGGGAGCAAGCTGCACTTATGGAACTCATAGCGGAAGATTACAATCAAATAGCTAATTATATTCAATACGTTCCGCAGCGGATAATAAACGCATACGATAAAAATTTAGTATCCACATTAACAGATGGCTATGTATCTGAAGATACATTTATTTTACATTTACCATCTTCAAATAATCATACAAGACTACAAACAATCAAGAGCTATATCAAAAAATACTATGATAACTGACTTAAATTACATAGCGATGGATAAAAATCACATTGATTTAATATATGGTTTGATAATTAGTCAAAAACCACGCTCAATATTAGAATTAGGTATAGGGAGTGGCTCTTTAACACGTAGAATATTAGACGGTATGTTGTATAATGAAATACAATCAACTACTTTTGAATGCGTTGACAACTTCATAGATTGGAATTACAATATCCCAGACCACATCGGTAAAATGCACGGAATGAATGTTATAGTCAGTTCAGAGGAAAGCTTTGTTAAATCATGCACAAGTAAATACGATTTTATAGTCTCTGATGCAGACCACGCCAATTGTCATCGATGGATTAAAGAAACATGTTCATTGCTAAATGATAGTGGAATATTAATATATCACGACGTTACAAATCAAGACTTCCCAAACTTAAAAAATATCCTCACCTATTTTAATGAATTGCCAATCATGTACTCTACGTTATTATTTAATAAAAGCTCCAAAACTAGTGAAAGATGTAATAGGGGATTATTGATCGTCAATAAAAAATAATATGCCTAAGCAAAAACCAGAACTATTCGGCCAATCATACCAAAAGGAATGGTCAGAGACTCATAAGTACAAACATATTCATACTGGCGAACACTGTACTTTCGAAGCTTACGTTGCAGAATATATAGTATTGAGAAGGGCTGAAAAGCTCAACGACGGAAAGCCATCATATAAATTTTGGACAAAGGGAGATCCCCTACACTGGTTGTGGAAAAAGCAACACGGTGCAGCTTTGCAGCTTAAAAAGAAATATAGCGAAGAAGCTATATTATCAGCTATCAAGTCAAAAGATTTTGATAGACTACTTGTGCTAGGAGTCCAGAATGGGCGAGGATATAAAATAAATCCAGAAGCTGAAAAAGTCATAGCCAAACATCAAAGATATATAGACGAACAGCAAAATAAACCGACTGTCAATCTAGAGCAAGAAGTTGAAGAAAAGAAGCTTGAAACCAGAGCTACTCAGAGCTATAATAAAGGAAAGAAACCAACCATCAGTCAATTGAGGAATCTATGAGCAAAGTTAAGAAAGCAAGTAAGTTTACAACAGATTTGGTAAGCAATAACATCGTTAATAAGTATGGCGATGTTGTTCGAAGTGGAACGGAAGTTTTAGAAAATATCAACAATCTTAATGTGATTGGAGTATCTCCAGCATTAGATATTGCTTTGGGTGGCGGTCTACGCGAAGGCTCAGTGGTTGTAATGACGGGCGATCCTAAAAGCGGAAAGACCACAACGGCACTACATTTTGCAGCTAAGTGTCAGCAAAAGAACAAAAGAGTAATTTATGTAAATACAGAGGGTAGATTATCTAAACAAAACTTTGTTGGCATTAAGGGGCTTAACTCTGATAATATTCTGATTATTGAATCAACAGACGAAAGAGTTTTGTCGGCAGAAGATTTCCTCAATATTATTGAAAGCTATATTAATAATGATCCCGGCTGCTTGATTATAGCCGACTCGCTATCAAATATGGTTCCAGCAGTTGAGCTTGAGGGTGAAGTACGAACCGGCGTTAGAAATGCTCTACCGCGACTTCTTTCCATGTTCTTCAAAAGAATCAGCGGAACACTCATGAAGAATAAGACCATCCTAGTTTGTATTACTCATAACATTGCTAATACTGGTGGTTCACCATACGCCCCACAAAAGATGGCAGATTGTGGCAATATGTTGCAATATCAAGCTGGCACCAATATGGTTATTACTCATAGAGGCAAGTGGCAAGTTCCAAAAGATACTGGCCCACACGTTGGTCAGATTGCAAACTGGTCTATTAAAACTTCATGTGCTGGCGGTAGACCTAATAGCACAGCGGAGAGTTGGATTAAGTATGGGATAGGCATTGATGAAGTTCAAGAGATTATTCATATCGCTTGTGAATTTAGACTTATCAAAGCTGCTGGTGCTTGGTATACTATTCAGTGTGCGGTTGATGATCTAAGCAATCCAACCGTGAATGAAATGCTAGAAGAAAATAAGGTAGCAAAGACTCCAGAGGATATTGAAAGATTTTTTAAGTTTCAAGGCGTTAATGCTGTAGCTGATTTCTTGAATAATAATCCAAAGATGGCATCTTTTGTTTATGAAAAGATCAAGGAGTTGCATTGAAAGTTAAAGGAATTAATGGGAAAGAATATATTTGGAATCTTACGAAGTACGATATATTCTACGATGATGCTCGTAAGCGTTCAAAATATCATATTCGTGCTAGAAACTTATTAAGAGAAATATTTCACAGCTATAGAATTCTTGAGGAAGTTAAACTACCGGGAAGCACAGCATTAAATAGAAAATCTGTTCTTTACCTTGACTTCTACATTCCATCCACTAAGATGGCGTTTGAAGTTCACGGTGAACAGCACTATGAATACTGCCCATTTTTTCATAAGAGCAAAGCAGATTTTTTGAAGGCAAAAGCCCGCGATGAAGATAAGATAGAGTGGTGCAACATTAACGATATCCAGATTGTAATCTTAAAATTTTCAGAAAGTGATCATGAGTGGCGAGAACACATTAAGGGCATCTGAGAAACTCTCAGAACACCTAAGTCAAATAACATCATATATTGATCTCAGTAACACAAAGTTTTCTTCATTTAGAGAAGAATATTTGTTGGTTGCAAATTTATCATCCGACGAACTTAAAAAGTTAACTCAGCAAGAAGCATTTGATACAGCCTATTTGTTATATGGATATTCTACTTATATTCAAGATGAAATAAACAAGAACAAAATAGCATTAGCTTGGTGTAATGATCAGCTTGAAAAATTGGTGGTCGCCCATAACGACGAGTTTGGTCAATATACTAAACACGAAGTTAAACGACAAATTATCATTAAGGATAATAATTATGCAGCTTCAGTAGATAAAATGAGAGAGGTTGCAGAAGCAAGACTACAAGCCCTAGACGGTAAAGTATATGAACTGAAACGTAAAGCAGACATTCTATTAGAAAAAGCTAAGAGGATATAATGGATCTTAATAATTTTTTAAATTCACTAAGTGACGAACAGAAGAAGCAATTAGCTGGAGCTTTATTAAGTTCAGTAGAATCAGAAAATCCTCCAGTTAAAAAAGAAAAAAAGCCAAAAACAAAGCAAACAAAACCAAAAGAACCGCCATCAATTATTGTAGATGATAATTTCACAGTAACTAGAGCAGAATCAAAAGATTCTCAAAATAGGAGAAAAGAACCCGTGAGAGCCAGAAAGAATGAGTGGAAAGACACAGGCGAATTTAGGGATGTTAATTCCTCAGATTACGACCTAACACCTAGCCCAAGAAAACGCGAAGCACCAAAAAAGATTGATGTAGACTGTCATGTTTGTGGCAGGTCATTTAAGGCTGATCAAAGATTTGTATTTGGAGAATATCACCGCTGCAATAGATGCGTTGGAAAATAAATATGGATATTAAACTGACAGATATTGGTTCTGAACGAGCAGTCTTGGCATCACTTCTACAAAATGGTATAGACGCATACGTGTCGATATCGCACCTTATTAGTCATGAAACTTTTGGTCATGCCAATAATCAGATTCTATATAAGTGTATAGAACGGATTATCACTAACGATCAAAAGGTGGATATACCATCTATTCTATCGGCAGCTTCTCAGTTGAATTTATCAGAAAGCATAAATACAACACAAGAATTAAAATACATCAAATCTCTTTTCGACTTTCCAGTTAATAAAGATAATGCTCTTAGCTTTGCGATACAAATTAAAAAGTTTGAATTTGCTAGAAAGATTAAAACACTAACAGCAAAAATACATAAAGATGTTGATGATGTTACTGGATCTGAATCTATCAATGATATCATTCAAATTCTAGAAAACCCCGTTACAGACTTTCTAAGAGAAGATGACGGTGGCGACACTCCAAAGAAAATTGGAGAAAACATCGGGGATTATATTGCATTCTTAGAGGAGAATAAGTGTGATATCATTGGTATTCCAACAGGATTCAGCAGATACGACGAGGCCATTGGCGGTGGTCTTAGACGTAAATGCGTTGACCTTGTTTCTGCTAGACCAAAAGTTGGCAAGTCAGTATTTGCTGATAACGTGGCTCTAAATGTTTCTTCTAAGAACATTCCCGTTCTTATGCTAGATACTGAAATGAGTAAAGAAGATCATTTGAATAGGCTGCTAGCCAATATCAGCGGTGTTCCAATTAATGAAATTGCTACTGGTAAATTTATAGATGATGATGAAAAGAGAGAAAAGGTTCAAGATGCTGTTAAGCACATAGAATCTATTCCTTATTGTTATGTTAGCGTTGCTGGAAAGCCATTTGAACAAATCCTCAATCTTATTAAAAGATGGATTATTCAAGAAGTTAAGATGGATCAGTACGGTAAAACCAATGACTGTTTAATTATCTATGATTATTTGAAGTTAATGTCATCCAGTTCCATTACTAATAATATACAAGAATATCAAGCTCTTGGTTTTCAAATTACGGCACTTCATAATCTATGCGTAAAGATGGATTTTCCATGTTTGTCATTTGTTCAGTTGAATAGAGATGGTATAACCAAAGAAAGTACCGATGCTGTTTCTGGATCGGATAGACTTATCTGGCTATGCACATCGTTCTCTATATTTAAAATCAAGTCACCAGAAGAATTAGCAGAAGACGGTCCCAATGCTGGAAATAGAAAACTTGTACCAATTGTTTCAAGACATGGCGGCGGGCTAGACGATGGAGATTATATTAACATGGTTATGAATGGATCTCATGCCAAATTAAGAGAGCTAAAAACACGTAACGAATTTAAAAACCAACCAACTGGTGATACTGGATTAGCAGATTCAGACTCACTAATTAAAATAAGAATACAAGATGGACTTACACAAGCTCAAGATTCTATTGAACAGTAAAGCTGAAACTATCTTTAAGAAGCTGGGCATGGACTGCGAAGTTCTGGGAGATAATATTTACTCCAAATGCCCAATTCATGAAGGTAGCGATAACCCAAGAGCATTCTCATATTCTATAGAAAGAGGAATATGGAAGTGCTGGACTAGAGATTGTCAACATCAATATAATAATGATATATTTGGACTAATAAGAGGATCGTTATCGAACAGCGAAGGCGTAGATGTTGGCTTTAAAGAAGCTTTAAAGTGGTCCTGCGATCTATTAGATTTAAAACGCGGCAAGGTGCATAGTAAACAGGTAGTAG